ATGATCATATGTTATATATTATAGAGATTGTTGTATCAAAAGGCAAATAACTAGTTGAGTAGGACTAGTTGACTTGTCTTCCATCTCCCTTTGCATTTCTACCCTCCCCAGATTTATCTGGAGAATTTGAAGATCTTTCTTGGTCACGTGCTCTGCTTTGGTTGGCCTGAGCCTTAATTTCGGCGGCTTGAGCTGCAAGATCTACTGGGACATCCCCACCATCTCTTGGAACCATTCCCATTCTAACTCTAATTTCATTTGGAGTTATTACCTGGAATCTAAGATATCTTTCATCAATCTTTGACTGGGTATCTGCATCTGTAAGACTCAATTCATTAAATTTAAGTTCTAGAGCATCGGTCATTTCTTGAATAATTTTATTTAATTTCTTTTCTAGATTTTCTTGGGCTGGTCTGCAAACCTGCTCTTTAAATGTTTTATCTGCATCTCTGGCTGCGGCAAGGTTGATTCCTGCTGGTGTGCCAATTTTATTAATTGGGACTCTGTGAGCCATTAATATTTCATCTCTATTGGATTGGCGATATATATTAAATGAAGACTCTTGAGATCCCGCCTCAATTGGCTCCATCTTAAATTCAGTCTTTGAGTCTGGAGAATCTGGAGGAAGTGGAATATATAGTGATCTGTGGTTCTTTCCTCTTAATCCTACCTGGAAAAACTCAAGCAACTTTCTTTCTGATTCTGTAGAAAGCTTTGCTCCCTTTACCGTAATAATGTATCTTGGAACCGCCTTATTTTCAAAGTAGTCAAGGTTATACTTACCAGCAAATTCATTTCCAGCCATGGCATTTTGTGCAGCAATAATGTCTGGGATTCCGTAATAATTATTCTTTGGGGTATACTTCTTTAAATGAATGATTTCGTTCGGTCTGTCTTCTTGACCAGCGATTGGATTTACTGTTTCTGTGTCTCCAAAATTTCTAAAGAAAACAGCCTTACCATAAAGAAGTTGTATAAAACCGTCTCTAAGGCGTCTTACACGCATTGTCTTTGAAGGTATGTGCCCGATGTACCCTATCTTGCCAGTCGTTGTTCTACCGACCTCCAGATAGCCATTACCAGTAGCCTCTATGTCGGTGTAGAACTTTATAAGCGTTTCTTTAAATGTTTCATCTTCGTTGCAATCTTCTAGCCAACGGTGAAGGTCTTGCTTAATTCTATTCAGCTTCTTACGTGCTCTTTCTAGCTGCTTCTCATCTTCTATATCTTCAAGTGTGTCTGTAGTTTTTTTAGATTCAATAAAATCAAATCCCAGACCTACTATGTTAGCAACCTTTGCATTTATTGCTGCGTAATTGTAAGGCGAAATTTCATAAATTGTTGAAAGATAATCTAAATTGTATTCTGGTTGAATTAGATCAAATGTAGCGTAACCGCTCACTGCCTGTTGGTATTGAAGCTGCTGGCTTACAGAACCATCTTTACCAGTAAAGGCTTTTTGTAGATCTCTAGATACTTTTCTTCTAAATGAAGCACCAAGTCCTGAAAGCTTTAATATCTCTTCTGCATCTATATCAAATAGATCGTCAGATTTTTGTGTTGTAGGATTATTAAATCTCATCCAATCTGCAACATTGGATATCTCCACATTATCCTGAACTGTGTCTTCGTCGTATTCAATCATTTTTTACCACCATTAAGTTTAGCCATTTCTTCTTTGTGAACACCGATGTCTAGTGGATCTGGAGTTAGACCCCATCTTAATCTTTGCTTTTGATACTCAAACTCTTCATCATCAATTTGTCGGCTTCCCTCAATAAACTTAGGCTGACCAACATCAATTCCATAGTGTGCTACGGCTGATGCAAGCAAGGCAATTCTTTCTTTATTTCCAATCATTGATGCTATAGATAAAAAGTTATTGTCTTCGTCGCCGACCCATCTTCCGTCAGGCATCTCCCAGACATAGACTCCAAGCCTGGTTTCACCAGACTTCATTTGGGCATTAATTCTTTTTATATCCATAGTTAATTATTTTACCATCTTTGTGTGCTTAAGTCCAGCTTTTTGTCACTCAGTATGACAAAATTATATAATCTGCAACACAACTCTGTCTCTAGAGTAGGTAGATACCGACTCTTCTGTCACTTCCATTGACGAACCTTGCCCAATAGATGCAGATTTGCCTGTATACAGGTCATAATGATCTTGATGGCTAATGTCTGGATTTGAGTATAGGGCAATATTCTGATACATATTGTCATCAAGGACATTAGATCTTACTCCTAAAATCTGCTTTCCATTAAACCAAATAGGGCCAGATATTATGCTAGATGTTTTTATCAATATATAATTTGGCTCATCTATATATAAGTAGGATGATATGTTAGTTGCTGAGGATATATCCTGACCATTTATATATATGTTGCTAATGTTAGATTTTGATATCCCTCCGCCTACCGCCCAGGAAAGAGATGTCTCTACTGCGCCAGTCTTATTAAATATTAGGTTTCCGCTAGAAAGCGTTTTTGGAGTAAATATCATCTCAATATTCCGAACATCATTTACTGAGTCTATAAAGAATGCTGAAGATTTTGGTCTTATTCCGTTATGGTAGTTTCTACTTCTAACTGGGTAGCTGTTGTTAGAAACATCAAAATCCCAAGTTGATCCAGAGGTTGGTTGAGATACTGAAAGCGTACTTCCTCCATTATGTGCAAACATTTTCTTTTCAGAATGAAAATAAATCTTTAAGGAGTAGAGTTCTGGAATGTAAAGATCTGGATTTGATGAATCAAAGACTACTCTAAAGTAAAGTATCTTTTGTGAAGAAAAACTAGAACCTTGTGTAAATTCTGGAATAGAAGATCCGTTTAAACATATTCTCCACGGGCCAAGTGATGATGTTTCTGAGACATATACTGAAACCCCTTTAGATGACACCCATTCTATTTTTGAAGATACGTATTGCTTTGTAATATTTAAAACCAGATCTTCTACAAACTCTCCATTGGAGAATCCTGAATTTAAACGTATGCTATTATTGCTTGGGTTATATGACAAAGCTTCATTATCATAAATCAAAGTCTCCCAGGATTCCTGAACTGGGTAAACATATTTTGTTTCTATATCTTGATATTTTTCTGCAGCTCTAAAAAGCTCTCCCAAATCTGGAACAGATACCTGCTCGTCATTGTTTAAAAACAAATTGCTGTAATGTGAGGATATTGCTCTTTGTGACAACGAGTATCTGTACACGGCTGGACAATCTATCAAGAAGTGCTCTGTATCAGATGCTGGTCCAGAATAAAGAGTCACACTACTGTTTGTAAACTTAAAGTTTATTGCTTTAGAAGCAACTAGAGCCCCATCTACATACAGCAACATTGAATTAACTGAGTAAACTCCAACGGCATGTATCACTCTATCTGAGTTTGGAACTGAATAATCAACTCTTTCATTTTCTAACTTAAATACCACATTGCCTTTGTCCCAATACAAGCCTATACCGCTTGAGTCTGCAAGTATCGGGGTTAGGGATGTTAAAGTTTTTGGGTGAAACCATACCTCTAAAGAAAAATCATTATCATATGTATCGATGGTTGCAAAACCACCAGTACCAGTTGTGCCAGAAAAATCTTTTGATAAAGTAAATTGTAAATAGTTGTTGCTATCTACTTTGTTTGAGTGTGAGCCACCAGAAACAATTGGCATTCCAGATTTAACAATTTGTCCAACATAAGACCCATTATTACCACAGCCAGATATATCATAAGCTACTGAGCCAGATAGCTCATCTAGTTTCCACATTCCAATTGGAAAATCTTTTATAGCTGATAAATAGTACGACATTATTTTTTAAACCAGATTCTTTGAAAAAACTTAATTACAGATCTCAAGTCTTCTTTATTTTTTTTATCTATTTTCTCCTGCTTTTCCAAAAACCCATGACTTTGAAAGTATGGGTTAAATTGAAGATCTGTAAAATGTCTTCTGGGGATTCTTTTATAAGGAGTCATATTTAATATTATACTACATAATCATAAAATTAGCAGTCTAGCTTTTTTTTAATACCCAAATTTAAGAGGAATCTTTCTGGGTCAAATCTCCAGTTATCTTTGGCAAATGAGGTCATTATTTCCATGCAGGTATTTTCGTATGCCTGATCTGAAATTAAAGGCTTTAGACCCAATAAGGTTTCTGTAACATCTATATAGTTTGTTCTAAGAAATGTTGGGTCCCCCGCCTGATTTCTCTTAAACACCTTTTCATTTACTTTTCCTGTAGGCTCATATAATCTTACTGTAAGGTATTGCTTTGCAAAACCCCAGTCATTGTACATGTTATATGCTTCTGCTGCCTCAATCGCATTTGGGAAAAATATAATTGATCTTGCTGGCTCTTCCCCATCCCTTGCAATTGTAAGCATGTAAGCGTCGCTTCTTTTTTCATTAACTGAATCAACATACTCTTTAACTACATCATGATGCTCTTGCTTTAGTTGTCCACTCATTATGTCCACGCCATCTTAAATTTTTCTCTAAAATCCAAATACGGTATAGCATATGGATCTACCCACCAATCTTCATGCCAATCTCTAACTACAAGCTTGTATCCAAGAGATGATAAAATTTCTCTTTGGGCTTCCCTCATTCCCTTATTATTGTACTCAATTTGCGAGTCATGCTCAAAGGTAATTATTGAAAATCTATATTTGCTAAGAGGCACTGCTATTAATCCATGTAGTGTTAAATATGGATTTCCAACAGAATTTCCTTCTGGGGTGTAGCCAGCATCTATATCAACTTGAAGATAATCTATTTGTTTTGGAAAGTTGTTTTCTTCAAAGTAAGATATATAGTTAAAGTGTGTAGCGTCTCCTAATATACAAGGGTTCTTTCTGTTTGATACAAACTCTGCATGTCTTTCTGGATCTATCTCAAAAGATACCCCATTCCAATTGTAATCTGTTTCTAGATGATACGTGTTGCTTCCTTTTTTAGAGTCAAACGCTCCAAGCTCAACATAAAAACCATTTTCTTTATTTTTAAGAAGCTCAGTAACAAATCTTTCTTGTCCACTATTTCCCTTATACTCCATGATATTCTCCAAAAATTTCTTTATTCAATGATATGCTATCATCAATATGATGTTTAATAAATACTGATGATATGTATCTAGTTACATCATTTTTAACTGGCTTTGTTCCGTGTAAGACTTTACCGCCATGTATAAGCAATGATCTACTTTTTGGCTTATGTACTATTCCTAACTCAGGATACTCCACTTCTCCTCCATCATAATTATCATTATAATAAAGAACAGCACCATAAAACACCTTTTGATTAGACAGCCTGTGACCCTCATGATCATCAGTGTGAAGACCAAGGAATTCATTTATCTTGTATCTTTGTAAGTTTATTCCAGTAACATCATGATTTCCAGAAAACAAATTAGAGATTCTAGAATGAAAGTCTAAAATCTTGCTATCTGGATAAATAAATTTTCTATTTAAAACCTTGGTGTCCCAAAATTCATACTGTACATCTTCTCCGTACCAGTCAGATTCGTTTCTTAATTCTATAAACTGCATTACCTGATCAAGCTCATCTTGTGTTATAAAATTTTGTATTTCATAAACTTGATCAGATAACCTTACAATTTTATAGTCTGACAAGGATTAAATCATTCCTGGTTTTGTTCGTGATAGGCCTTGATGTATTCTTCTGATGGTCCGCCTGGACCTCCAACAACATAACCGTCAACAAATATAAATCCAGGAGTAATAAACTTCTCTCCTGATTTCATTATATGAACTTGGTGCTTGTATGGATCTGTAGACGGGAATATCAATGCGCTTCCAGCCTTTGGCTTTGCAGTAAATGTAACCATGTCTTTTGTTCTTGGATCTAGCGCATCATCTGGTGGTCTAAGATGACCATTCATTTCTAATCTCAGATCTTCTGGTCTGATAACAAATGATATCTCTCCGCCTTCGTAGTTATCATTCCAATAAATAATAATTGACCATTCCAAGCTGTTGTCTCCAGCCTGTCTATCAAAGTGTGCGCCCATTGCACAACCTTCAATATATTTTTGGATACCGACAA